TTATCAAGTATATTTAGTCTAAGTTTTTTCTCAAATTGATCACTAATACTAATAATGCTTGGTGTATCACTATTATTTATCATTGTTCGTTTCGATGGATTTAATAGATTTATATATGTATCTTCGTCGCGTGACCGCTTATGACGATTGAGGATTTTATTATCATATAAATACTCTTTAAATGTTCTCATCTCTTTTACATAATTTTTACTATTCATATATTCTTCTATACGTTGCAATTCATTCATTAACATAGTGTATTCAATACTATTACTATTGTTACTTGTTCCATTGTAACTTATATCATGAATAAAAGATTTATTTTTACTAAAAATTCGTATTTTGGTATAGATATTTTCAATATGTTCTTTATCTTTTCCTTTAAAATGATTAAATATATCGTACATGCATGCCATTTATATTTATTAATAATCTAATTTATAAAGAATAAATTTATTTAAATATCAATTTTTTAGTATATTGCTTATTTGTATTTGTGCAAAAAATTGAAACACTAATCATTTGATAATAATATTAAATATATATGCATATAAAATGGCACACCATGTTGTACAATCACAAAAACTACTCGCAGAAAAACAATATGCAATTTATGAACAAGATTGTGTAACATTGCCTAAAGAATTGAAGTTTACACATAATGGAATTGATGCAACGATTACTCGCCATAAATTGTTTAAACATCTAAATGGGTATATTGATATTTCAACTTTAAATTTAACTAAATATCAAATTGAACAGATTGATCTAATGACACATGGAGGAATTACTTATAATAGTGAAGGAACGATTGGATTTGATTGTTCACATGTAGGTGATTTTATGCCATCATCATATGAACTTAGTGGAAATTTTTTACCCAATGAAAAATATAGAACATCTGAGTGGGTTGAAAAACATATTATGTATATTATTGATGAAATTCCAAATATTCCATGTTTTGCTCCACAAGAAGAATAAATAATTTAATTTATAATATGAAAAAAATTGAATTAAATTTAAATGACTTAATAATATATTGTTATCATAATATATAATGTACTTTCGTTGTCCTAATTGTGGAACATCTTTTGCTAAGAGATATGTTGAATGGTTTAATGAAACCGAAAAACTAGAAGCTAATAAGAAGCTATCTGAAGATGAAAAAAATAAAAAAGTAAGAAAACTGTTAGATAAATTAGGTCTTGATAATATTTGTTGTGTGCCAAGATTTATTACTTCTGTAAATCCAACAAAATTAATTAAATAATAATATACTAAATTAACCAGTTCATATTTTAATATGAAATACTTAATTAAATTTTTTTATTTTTTTTAAATTTTATTTCTTTTTACTGCAACATTTTTATGTGACTTGTGTTTTGGACGTTTAACAATTGAAGGAAATTGATTTTCGTCATCTTTTAACTGTGTAATGCTTAGTACTTTTCCTGATCCCACAGTTTCACCTTCACGGAACATAAAATTGGTTTGGTAAATAAATTCTGGTCTTTGTGTAAATCTAAAAGTGACTGTTGCTACATCTCCTTGTTGTAATCCTCTTGATATTAATTCTTCCTCTTTAAGAAGTTTATTATTATTTAGAACACTATGAATTTTCATTAATTTTGCTGCTTGTGCAACAGTATTAATGTGCAAAAATGGAGCATAAGATTCTTGTGTAATTTTAGTTTTATGATAGATAACTTTAATTTCTGCAATAAATTCATAACAAATATTATCACAATCTTCTTTATCAGTGAGAGCAACCATTCCAGATTTAATATTATTACGATCAAACTCATATTTTTTATTAATGCTTACAGCGATGGTCCCTCTTCCATTTTTAGGTAAAATATTACGACGCTTTTTATCCATATCTTTTCTATCACAATCTTCATCATAATGAATGGATCTTACAGATGCTTCAATAAAATCTTTTCCTCTTGGTCCAATGTATATTTTATTGCCAACAGAAATAGTTCCATTTTTCATAATTCCAGATAATACTAATCCTTGTCCAGGAGGCTTAAAACATGCATCAATTATAAAAACTCCATTATTCATATCTTTAATATCTTTTGCTCTGGTTTTTAGATTAGATACAAATGTTTTTACATATTCTGTATAATGACCTGTCTTATTTGAGATTGCAATCACTGGCACAATACGATTTTTTGTTTTAAGTGTTTCGATAAGGTCAGGCATTTTTTGTATATCAAGTTTCATTTGTGCATCTGACTGTTCTTTTGAAATAATTTGTAACTTACCACTTTCAAGTTCAGTATAAAAATCTTTATTAATATAATGAGTTGTATAACGTCCAATTTTTTTTATAAATTTATCAATTGATTTTTTAGTTAATTCAAGAATTTTTTTCGGCGCAATATCAATTTTTGTCATAATTATAAAAAAGGGAATTTTTTTTAGTGCCATAAGTGTCATATGTTGTTTTGTCATAGGAAGAACACCTTTATTTGCTGCAATAGTAATCATTCCATAATCTGGAAATTGTCCCATTCCTCTAGCAGTAGTACCATAATACTTTTTATGTCCACACAAATCAATCATTGTAAGTATATGTCCTTTTTTATTTTCATTTAATTCATCACTATCTAAAACACGAATTGATCTTGTAGAAATATCAGATGTTCTATTAGTTTCAAGTTCATGTGGATGCTTTGCTACTTTTGTTCTAGCCGAACCATTGCCATCATCAAGATCACCATATACTAAAACGCCAACTGTTGTACTTTTACCAGAATCAACTGACCCCCCATTAGCAACTGCTACATCTAATCCAATTATAGGTTCATAATCATCATTATTCATTTGCATTTGTATAGTATAAATGTTAACATGCATCACTAATATATATCTCTTTCAGTTTTTTTTAAAAAATTGATTATTAAAAAAACTCATTAAAGATATATTACTATTTAATGATTATTAGTATGCCAGATACATCAAATCTTAATTATTTTAAAACTATGAAAATTCAAGTTAAAAAACTTTTACAAACTAAATATGAAGGAAAAAAAATGAGTGAGGATGAATTATTAACATTTGTATCAGAAATTATGAATACATATACTTCAAAGTACAAAGCTGATTTTGCGGAGTCACTTCAAAAAGAACATTTTTATAAATCAATTTCATATTATATTCATGTGACTTCATCTGATGGATATTATATTAAAACAACTAAAATTACAAATCAATCATCTAGAAATAAAATGTATGATACAATTACAGAAGAAGAAGATAATGAAAGCGATGTTGATGAAAGCGATGTTGATGAAAGCGATGTAGATGAAAGCGATGTTAATGAAAATGATAATAAAAAATCTAGATTAATAAATGATGATGATATACATAATAGTATATATGATGGTATTGACAATACTGATCCATCAATATATAATCGAACTAGTGCTGTTCTAAGAAAAAAAAAATATAAAAGTAATACATATAACTATCCTGATAATTCATATACACCATCAAAAATATCTGAATCTACACATGGTGAAGCATATGGTCCATTTGGAACTCAATCAATACATGAAAAACAAAAAGATGATAAATGGGGTAAAGATGAAAAACGTCGAGCTAAAGAATTTGAAAGATTAAGAAAAATTGTGCTACCTGAACAACGTACAAAAGAATGGTTTGATATGAGAGAAACAAAGATTACTGCAAGTGATTGTGGTGTTGTATTAGATGAAAATAAGTATGAAGCACAATTTAGTTTTATACTAAAAAAAGTGGATCCTCCAATATTTAAATCAAATATTTTTTGTTATCATGGAAAAAAATATGAAGAAATTGCAACAATGGTATATGAATATAGAATGAATGTAATAGTTGAGGAATTTGGTTTAATGGGAGATAAAACAATTCCATTTATTGGAGCAAGTCCTGATGGAATCGTAAGTCCATATAAATTAGATGGAATACATAAAACTAAATATGTTGGTCGCATGTTAGAAATTAAGTGTCCAGCTAGTAGAAAAATTAATATTACAGGTCCAATTAAAGATCATATATGTCCAATTTATTATTGGGATCAGGTACAACAACAATTACAATGTTGTGATCTTGATGAATGTGATTTTTGGCAAGTGGATATTCAAGAATATAATGATAGAAAAGAATTTTTAGAGGATACAAATCCAGATGAACCATTTAGATCAATTACAACTGGATTTGAAAAAGGTGTTGTAATACAAGTTCTGCCTAAAAAAAGTCTAGCTGAATATATTAATCATGATGGAACCATTGATATTGATGCATATAATAATGAAGTATATGAGCGTGCAGATTTTTTATATCCAGAAAAAATAGAGATGACGCCTGCAGAATGTGATAAGTGGATTAGTGAAAAAATAGAAGAAATAGAGACAAGTGATAAATATGCAAATAAGTTCTTTGATAAAATATTTTATTGGAAGATATGTTTAACAAAAAATGTTATAATTAAGCGTGATAAAGTATGGTTTAATAAAGTATATCCGATAATGAAAGAAATGTGGGAATATGTTGAATATTTTAGAGCTAATCCTACAGATAAAGATCTTTTAGTAAACTATGTTGATTCAATTCTAACAGCAAAACTTGATTGGCATAAAAGACAGCAAGGAAAAACAAAAAATAAAGAAGTTATGAAAATAGTTAGAATATTAGTTGATCCAAAGCATAAAGATCGTGACATGACTATTAAAAATATGAAAAAAAAAATAGAATCTAATAAATCATATTCTAATAAATCATATTCTAATAAATCATATAATAGTACTAAGGCATCTTCTTATACTAACAATAACAATAATAACAATAATAATAATAATAATACTAACAATAATAACAATGACAGTGATAGTGATGATGGATTTGAAATAGTAGGGGAAGAAAATAATATTAAAAAAAATATTACTAAGACGTATTCTTATAATAACAATAATAAGTCATCCTCTTATAATAAAAATAACTATAACAATAACCGTAATAATAACAATAACCGTAACAATGATAGCGACAGTGATGATGGTTTTGAAATAGTTGGATAAAAAGTTGATTTTTTTATTGCAATATAATAAATTATTAAAGGTATATTAATATATCTTTTATAATGAACAATACCAATAACAATGACAATGACAATGACAATGACAATGACTCTTATGAGAATGAAATAAAAGAGATTAAATCTGAAATTGTAAATAAAATAAATGAACAATTTTTAAATAAAACTATTAAAAAAGCAATGAAAACATTAAGTAAAAAAAATCCAATATTTAAATCATATGAAAAAGATTTAATAAGTGAAATAGATAAGTACAAAAAGAAACCACAGAAAGATATAATTACCAGTGATCAAATTGTATATAATAAAATAACTATGGTAGATAATAAAGAAGCAGTATATGAGTATAATAGAACATTATTTAATAGTCATGTGGAACCAATTGGATTTTTAAGTAAAAATGATGAACCAATATATTTTAAAAATAATCAGGATCTAATTAAAAAAATGGTAGATTCTAAATTAGATCAAAATTAAAATAATTAATTCTCTATTAATATTATAAATGACTAGATTAGGCAGTGATCTAAATGATAAATTAGATGAAAATAATAGTATTTCTTTATCAATTCTAGAATCAGACAAAAAATGTGCACCATCATCTAATTTTGTTAATGGTCATTGTGCTCCATTAGAAGTATTAATTGAATTAGTAAAAGCATACAACGAAGAAAATGATCATAAAATAGAGCTTGATTCTAAAATGGAAACATTAAATCCTGGAAAATATAAAAAAATGTTAGTAAAAGAGTTATATAATAGATTATATAGTGTATGTAAAAAAGATCAGTCCTGTTGGATAAAACAATCATTTGTATCAAGAATGGAAAAAGCATATCAACATTATTTAAAAACTAAAACATATCGTCCAACTGGTCCAAGTGCGGGCACAAAATGGTTAAATACAATCAATATTAATAAAGTACTAAAACAATATGAAGATAAATATCCAGAATTTATTTCATTAGGTGCAGTACCATTAGATTTTTATGAATTAGAGTCATTAACTATTCCTGATACATCAATTTCGCTTAAAAATTTAGATATTGCTGAAATTAATAAACTTGGAAAAATAAAGATTGGTATGGTAATTAACCTTGATAGACATGATCAATCAGGTTCACATTGGGTTGGTTTATATGCAGATTTAGAATTAGGTGTTGTATATTTTTATGATTCATATGGATCATCTCCCCCAAAAGAAATAAGAAAATTTATGCGAATAATTAATAGATATATTACAGATATTAAAAAAATTGATACAGTTGTTGATCATAATAAATTAAGACATCAAAGAAAAAATTCAGAATGTGGAGTTTATTCAATGCAGTTCATACTTAGATTATTAAGCGCAAAAAATGCTAAAGAAGAATTTATAAAAGTTAATACGACTAGAATACCTGATGATGAAATTAATAAATGTCGAGATATTTATTTTAGGTCAGAAATATAAACAAATTTGATTTTTTTTATAAATAATCAATTATTGGAATATATTCAATTAAATATGTATCTAATTCATCATCACCAAATATAGAATTGGTCTTTAAACATTTTTGGTTCATAAATGTTATTGTTTCAAAATGGACATTATATAATAATAAAGACAGTCCTATATTATTTTGAATATTAAAAGCATCAGTATCAAATTGTTTATCATTAAGAAAATCTATAAAGGTAGAATATTTATTTTTGGTATATTTCATTAGTGAATTATATTTATTATTAAAAATAATATATTTAATATATAAATCATCACCATAAGCAGTTTGAAGATCATTAATTAATTTAATAATTATAGGCGCACGAATAGAGTATTCGCTGAATGATTCTAACGTTTTTTCATTTATTGGTGGCTTGAAATTAGCTAATTTAATTTTTAAATCATTATCACCTTTATACTTAATTACATGCTTAAGAAAATCTTTATTATTTAAAACATTAATTTCATTAATAAAATCTCCTCCCTCTAAATAATAATAAGTATAAAAATCATAACTATCCTTAGATAGTAATTTAATCATACTATTGATATCAAGTATATTATTCTCTGATGCATCCTGATTTAACCACACCATTTTTTTATTTACAATCCTAAAAATTTGTATTTTACTTTGTGGAAATCTTAAATATGTATCCAATTCTAAATAATTTAATTCTTTGTTTATATCCCATATTTTTTGTAAATCTACATTATTAAAATTAAGTTTTTTAGTTTTATAGAATTCTAAAACTGGTGCAAAATCTTCAATATTACAATCAACAGTACTTTCTTTAGGATCAATCTTATTAAACATAGTTTTATCAAAGCTCATCGAACCATTGTTAAACTGTATCGTATTCATATAATTAATTAAATAACTAATTATATTAATATTATTAAAATCAAATTTTTATATTTTATCACATCGTTTAGTAACTGTGCTCCACTTACACATTTGATTAGATCCAATAAAACAGCTTTTTGGTGTATCTAAATCATGTATTGAACAAGGAACTGTTTTATTTCGTAATAATTTTAATTTATTTTTTTCTTCATTCATATCTTTTTCTATTCTTTTTATTCTTTCTATTTCTTTTTTATATTCACTCCAATCACTAAAGTATAAATAAATAAAAAAGCATGTTATTAATAATAATGTAATTAAATATATTCTTTGAAGCATATCTATATAATATGTTTATAATTTTATTTAGGCAGTTAGTACATTAAGATTAATTTTATGTGGTTTATCATTAAAATCATATAAGTTTTCACGCTCAGTTAATATATCTTTTGAATTAGCATATCTAAATTTAAGGGATATATCTTTTAATTTTTTTGGTTTTTTAAATTTAGTACTTATTAATTTATTATTTTTATCAAGTGTTCCAATTTCTTCATCATCAATGTAAAGATATACTTTTTGATCTTTATTATTATTAAATTCATTTTCTGCAATATAAACTCTTTCACCAGAATAATTTTTATTATCAAATCCCAATGTTGAAAGAATACTAAATTGTCCATTCTCTAAACTAAATTGATTATTACATTCAAACTTAATTTTATTATCTTCATTTGATACAATAACTTGTTGTTTTTTTGGTGTTGATACATCAAGTGCTTCTTGTAAGTATTTAATCATATTATCTATATCCATATTACCCTTTTTAAGTTCAATTGAATCTTTTATATCATCTAATTTATAATAAAATATGTTATTGCTAGGATTTATATTATATTCATTAAATGGTATCTTAACAGGATCAATCTCTAATCCAACAACATTATTAAGAGCTTTTGGAAATTTAAATAAATAATCATTAAAAAAAACTGATTGACTTATTACCTCATTAGATTCAATATTGAATTCATGTTTTTTGATATTTTTATCTTTTTTATTGGTTTTTTCTTTAGAACTTAATTTTTCTTTTTTATTGGTTTTTTCTTTAGAACTTAATTTTTCTTTTTTATTGGTTTTTTCTTTAGAACTTAATTTTTCTTTTTTATTGGTTTTTTCTTTAGAACTTAATTTTTCTTTTATTTGTTTAATTGTATTTTTAATTTTTTTTTTATTTCCAATAATTGATTTACTTTCTTTTGTAGCGTGTTTTTCATTGTTAGTATTGTCAATATCAATGTCATTAGTATTATTTTCTTTATCAAAACTTTGTTCATTAATGCTTTGTTCATTAATACTTTGTACTGACAATATATCATTTTCATAAAGTTCATCATTCGCTGAATCTTTTATGTGTTGCTTTTCTAACAATCTTTTTTTAAGTTCTTCTACAGTATTTTTCTTATCAATGTTAACTTTTTTAACTCTCTTATCTTTTTTAACTTTCTTATCTTTCTTATCTTTCTTATCTTTCTTATCTTTCTTATCTTTCTTATCTTTCTTATCTTTCTTATCTTTCTTATCTTTCTTATCTTTCTTTTTTTCAATAACTTCATCTTCATCCTCAGAATCTGAATCATCTTCTAAAACTTTGTCAATTTCATGTTTTATTTCATTATTAAGTTTTTTAGCCAAATCTTTTATTTGACTTGATGTTAATCTTTGTAATAATACTGGTTGACTAATTTTTTTAAGTTTTTTTTCACGCTTTTTAATAGCTTTCATTTTGCGCTGGATCGCCAAGTCCAACTTTTTGCCGTCCTCCTGATTAACGCTGGCTAGTGCGTTCCCTAATTTAAAACCCATGTTACCTCCCATCATATTGGGAGACATCATTGGATTAAAATTTCCTTTTGGAATATTTGTATTACCCCTTTCACTCATTTTTTGTTTCATTGCAGCCTCCATTTGTGAAGTAGACATTGATGAATTATTTCCTCCCATCATACTGGGATCCATATTATTCATACCTTGCATATTATTCATGTTTTGCATGCCTTGCATATTTTGCATACCTTGCATATTATTCATGTTTTGCATGCCTTGCATATTATTCATGTTTTGCATGCCTTGCATATTATTCATACCTTGCATATCTCCCATCATATCCATACCCATATCCATCATTCCCATATCCATCATATCCATACCCATAGGATTCATGCTCATTCCGCCATCCATATTATTTTGTTTCATATTAGCATCAACAGAATAACCGCGTGAATCACCTCCATCAAGAGAAAAATTAATTTCTGTTGGGCGATTATTATCCATGCCCATATTTGCATTATAATTTGGCATACCACCCTGCATACCACCTTGCATACCTCCCATGCCTTGCATGCCTTGCATGCCTCCCATACCTTGCATACCTCCCATGCCTTGCATGCCTTGCATATCTTGCATACCTCCCATACCTTGCATACCTCCCATACCTTGCATACCTCCCATACCTTGCATACCTCCCATACCGCCACCCCCTCGACCTCTAGGTGCATACTCACCAGATCTCATACCAGCAATTCGTTCTAGATCATCTGGTCCCGCACCTCTACCTAATGCTTGTGCAGCCTGATTACCATCTCCAAAAAACATATTTTGACCAACTCTTCCATCTGCAGTGATATAACCTCCATCACTATTATCGATAGGTGCAAAACCTAGTCCTCCTGCACTTCCTCCCATTTCATCCATTGATCCTCGTGGTCCTTTTTTACCACTTTTTTTTGTCATTGACGGGTGTTTACGATTTCCATACATTTCTTTTTCTCGTTGCATTCCCATTTGTCCTAGGTCTTGTGATGAGTATTTATCGTTATATTTTGAACCAAGTTGTTCTTTTAATTTTGATTGAATTTCTTTGTATGTTTTTGTATTAATAAAATCAAATCTTTCATTTATTTTTACACCTTTTTTTTTTAGCTGCTTAATGTATTTTTTGTAATTGTAGTCTAATTTTTGTTTGATCATTGCACCAACTTTATTTCTTAAAGATGAATTTTCTGCTAATACATCAAACTGTTTTACTAAACTACCAAGAATTTTTACAATATTTTTCTTGCTTAGTAAAAGATCCAACATAATCTATACTTATTAATATGAAAAACTAATAAATATATTAAACGCTTTTTTTTTCACGTGTTTAATATAAAATATTTTAATATATTATATTAATTATAAATGGCACAAAATTTTAATAATAATAATTTTCGTGGAATAAATTCAAATATGATGCAAAATTATGCAAGAATGAACAATGGTGCATTTAACAATGGCCCACAAATGATAAAACCGGTTAGGCATGAAAAACCATCTAATTTAATACATGACAATTTATATGATGATGTACTATATGAACAAATTTCAGAGCATGTAATTTTTGCTGATTCTACTCATAGAGATACAACTTATTATAAAGATCCGTTAAATTTTAGAATTAATTTTAATCCGGGACAAGGAACACCTGCACCTCACATTAATAAAAAATTTAGAAATGTTAAATATATTAAATTACATTCGATTGTTCTTCCCGTTTATACCACATGGATAAAAAATGAGTTAACAACAAATGATTTTATAACAGACAACGCATTAGACTTTACAAAAATAATTGCAATTGATGCATCAAAAAATCAAATAGATTTAAAAGCAATTGTTGAAAGTGATATTGGTGATACGGTAACAACTGATAATATTGATGAAGTAATAACATACATTAATGAAAATTATGTTACTTCTGCATTAATTACAGAACGTGGTAATGGTGATAATGACACATTACTTGTGGATGATAATAGAATTAAAATTACACGCATATATGAATCGTCAACTGACAATGATTTATATTTTAATGTTGATGATAATAAATGGTATTTATATAGATATGATGCATCATCAACATTATTTGATGATCCATATATTATTATATATATTGAAGAGCTTGAATCAGAATTTGTGCATGGCACTAATCGTGCATTAGACACATGTTATGGTATAACAAGACCTAGCAAACAATTTAATTCTTATCATTTTTATGGTACAACATTTTTAGCAACTAGGATATATCGTGATCATTTAATGGGGGAACTTAATAGAATGACCTTAAAATTTTATAAGAGTGATGGCACACAAATAATACTTAATCATATTGATAGAGATGCAGTATCAATTAAAGATCCAAGGCATCCATTATATGTAAATAATCAAATGCAAATAAGTTTTGTTGTTGGAGAAGTTGAACCAACAATAAATCAAAAAACGTCATTTTCAAGATAATTTATACAACATATCTAACTTCCCACATAACTCCTTTATAAGTTTTTTTTAATATATATCCAATGTCATCTGTGACTAAACTAGTAATAATATATATTGGAAAATTTAAATATCCAGAATTTTTATATAAATCATTAACAACCTTTGCTCGTTTTGGTGTTACAAAAAGTTCTTTTATCATACCAAATTCAATACCTTTCTGTAATTCATTTTTAAATTTTACTTTATCCATTTCTTTAGGATTACTAATTTTATTATGAAGTATTTTAAGTTTTTCATGATTTTCTAACATTTTTGTTTTTTGAATGAGTGTGTAAATACCATCATCATCTAACATTGTATCAGTAATAATCCAATTTGGAGTCTTTAATCCTTTTAATAAAACAGACTTACCATAAACAAGTTTTTTTTGAGTTTTATCTGTAACAATTTTTTTTAAATAATCATCTAAATTAAATGATTTTTTTTCTATTGATTCAACCAGTCTTCGTTTTTCTTGTCCATACCATAATTGACTAATCTTATTTCCATTAACTTTAACAATTATATCATATTCATTGTTATTTATATATTTTTCAAGTTTATCAATATCAAAATATTCTCCATAATCAATCCAATAATTTTTACATTTAAATTTTCGTAATATTAATAATTGTTCTTTTGTTAAATCATATTCTTCAATTGTTACAAAATCACTGCCTTTTCCATGATCAATAAAGATAACACTATTTAATTTTTTAGTTTCTATTTCACCTTTATTTTTGATATACTCAATAACTGGATATAGTTTTTTATTAATAAAATTTTTCTTAAATGTATCTTTTGAGAAAAATTTATTTAGTTTATTTAGAAGATTAAAAATATGGTTAATTGTGTCTTGTGCACTAATGTCATATGTAACAATAATATATTGTGATTTTAAATTATCTCTATGATCTCGTAAATGATCAAATGCCATTATTATTAGTTTTTAAATATAATATTTAATCTTAGGCTAATAATATCAATTTTTTAAATTATCTTAATAATGGAACAGGTATTATATAGTTAATTATAAATTCGTCATCTGCAGTTTTTATTGGGATATTTTCTTCATCTGTCATTATTTTTCCATATGGTTGTTTAAATTCAAAATCATATACAGTTCTTGTTTCAGGGTAATACCAATAATCATCTGATTTACCATATTTTGGATTTTCAGAATCATCATTAATAAGAGTTATTGCTTTAATTTTTATTACTTTAATCTTTGTTGTAATTGCATCTAATGAATTAGTACCATTGTCCATTCTAATATCATCATTTATATCTTCTTTATATGCAGGACCAATATGCTTTTCAAATAGTGAATTTTCTTCAAATTGGAAGCATTTATAATCCTCTTGTAACATATTATGATTTTTATTTAGTATGCAATCAATTGCAGCTTCTCTTAATGCATCAAGGAATGACTGAATTAATGAATCTTTTGATCTTGCTTTATCTTCAATATATTGATCAGTTGTCCATTTTTCATCAGTAGATCTAACTGATTTATACCTATATATTTCAACATATCTTTCTTCCATTGGAAGCATTTTATGTGAACATTGACGAACTGCACGTCCAATCATTTGATTAATTCTAACTTCATGCCAATATGGTTCTGTTATATGCACCTGTCTTACATTAAATAAAGAAAGACCTTCTGTACCTGCAGGTGAAACCATCATAATTTTTGCAATTTTACCATAAATATTTTCTGGTTGATTATAAATATTTCTTCCTTTTACACGATTGTCTTGTGATATACCACCATGATATTCAATATATCCATATCCATTTGATATTGGTGTGTCTGCTAAAGCACTATAAAACCCAAAGTATTTAAGATATACTTTAAACATTTCAAATCCTTCCATCCTCACATAGTTAGAATATACAAGCGTTGGTCCTTTAGATCCAAGAATATTAAATATTATATTTAAAAATTTTGAAGAACATTTATATAATTGTTGGAAAACTAATGATTTTTTTTTTTCTTCTTTTATAAATTGTTTATAATCTCCTTTATATTTTGTTACACATGTTTTATAATCATCAATAATGGTATGGTTATTTTTTTTATCTTTAGTCATATAATCATCAATATATTTTTCAAATCCGATAGTAAATGCTTCCATTGCTTGAGTGTATTGTGATACATTCATAAATTTATTTGTACCTTTTTCTAATTTAAGCTTAGTATTTTTTTCTGATATTAATTTTGCTTCTCTCTCAGTTAATTTAAATTTATTTGGACGCGGTCTGTCTTTACCATTAATTCTTTGATCAATATATGGAAATACAAAATTACTTGATTGTCTTGTATACGATTTATATACAGTTGAACCTCCAGATTTGCCTCTATTTTTTTTTCTAATTAATTCTTCTATATTTTCATAATGTTCATATATTTCTTTTTGGTATTCATCCATAACAACATCAACGTATTGTATTCTTTTTGACGCATATCTATCTGGTGTAGCACCAATATAAAATGATACAAGACCTAATATTCTTCTTTGAAATAAATTTTTTCTTTTGGTATTAATAGTTTTATACTCTGATGATGATATAAATAAACCATTAAATTCTGCTTCATTAGTAGGAAAAATACCTGGTCTCAATAAATTAAATAATAATGATAATTCAAATGGACTATTAATTGCTGGAGTAGCAGTCATTAAAATTACACGTGTACCGTCATTCTCTATCTTATCTTGAATAATATAATCATATATATTTTGTGCACGTCTTCCTGATGCAGAATTTATATTTGAATAAACATTACTTATAAAATTATGCACTTCATCAATATAATATACTGATTTTTTAGATGAATCAGATTGTTTAACATATTCCATAAATTTTTTATCAGCATTTGGTGCATCATAATGTACAAAAAAAATATTTTTCATTCTAAATTTTTTTTCATCTTTTTGCAACCATTTTTCAATATCTTCCATCCAAACAGAATCCTTAAGTGACGCTTTAATAATAATAAATACATTCCATCCAGGATTATAATTATACAACATATTATAAATATTTACAGCAGTTGCAGTTTTACCTGCTCCTAAACCATGATATATTAATATATCACGATACGGACTATTATAGTCTAAATATTTGCCTAAAAAAGTTTGATATTTATGTAAATTTAAACCTGTTTTACTTGATGCTTTGCATGGATCTTCACTATCGTCTCTGACAATTTCAGGTAATTTATGTGCTTTAAAGTTACGCACAACCCATGTTGGAAATAATCTTCCATTTGTTTTAAGATCTATATACTTATTTGTTCTTTGAGTCATTGATTCTGATAGGACATAATTTTGTTTATTTTTATAATTTTCCATATCTGTATCCATATATTAGTTAGTTAGGAAAAAACTTTATTTATTCTTAACCATAATACTAATAAAATAAAAAAAATATTAAAAAAATATTAAAAAAATATTAAAAAAATTAATTATCAACAATCTCTAAATCACCTAATGATATATCAGAATCAAAAGATAAAACACTATCATTATCATCAGATTCAGAATTATCAAGTAATCCATATTTAATTAATGCATTTTTAGCTGCCATTTGTTCACCTTTTCTTTTGCTCAGACCTAATCCATATGCAAAATGATTATTATCTTTATCTGTAACATACATTGTAAATTTCTTTTTATTATCTGGTCCACTATGATCTAATACACCATATTTAGGATCATTCCATTTTTGTGTATGATAATATTGTAATAATGTATCTTTGTGATTTATTTCAACACGTAAAAGCTCAACAAAATCAACTTCATGTTCAATTAAACTAAACATAAATTTTTTACAAATTTCAAATCCAAAATTTTCATGCATTGCACCAATATATGCTTCAAAACAATCTTCTAATATACTTGGATTTTTATTTCTTGCATCATGGAATTCCATTCTTCTTGATACTAAAACAAACTCACCCAATCCAATTAGTTTGCCCAGTCCAGCAAGATATTCTTTATTTTCTATTCTGGTTCTTAGTTTAGTCATAAAGCCTTCATCTTGATTTTCATACCTATGAAATAAATAATCAGCCAGTGCCATGTGTACAACCGAATCTCCTAAAAATTCAAGACGTTCATATGATGAGGGTTGTAATGGAACTGCTTTATCAGGATTATTTATTGGTTTCATTTCTAAATCTTTTTCTCTCTCTCTTTCTATTTTATTTTTTTTTCCTTCATAATTTGGATCTCTTATTAAATAAGAACGGTGAACCATTGCTCGCTGAAATAAATCCATTCTAGGAATTAATTTAATTTTAGATCCAGTATATTTATAAATCATACTGGATATAAATTTTTGTGTAATTAGTTTATTACTTTCATTAAGAATAAATAATGTCTCATCAAGCTCATTTGACATAATAATAATAATTAATATATATTAACTTTCTTTAAAGTGTATTTTGTAATCAATTTTTTGTCAATGTTTCTGCATTTTTAAATGATGTAAATGAGTCATTAAATGAATGATTTTCACTTAAATATGAATAATCTGTCATCATTAATCTAAAATATAGTTTAAGATCTATTGATCCATTTGTATAAAATAACATATTATTTACTTTCATAAAATATGTTGGGGTTGACACACCAATGTTTGTGTATAATGAAAAATAATAATTTATTTTAGTTAATACATTTCTGGCAGGTTTTGTTCCATATCTAGTATATATCATAATTGAAGGAAGAATACCATTTTTATGATTATAAGACTGATTTTTATCAACACGAAACTGATTAATAAGTATTTTTATCATTCTAATATTATTTTGAAGATCAACATCCCCATACCATGCCATTATTAGTCTTTTTAATGCCCATAGTTGATACTTTGGTTGTGGTTGTATACATAATATATATTCTTGGCTTAATATTTTTTCGGTTTCATTTTGAATAATTTTATCATCTTTAATTGATAGTTGTGTTCTATTAATAAAAAGATTTTGTTTTAGTGATTGATAATCAATAGGTTTGTTGTATTGCCAATCCAGTCTATGTATATCAGGGACTCGATGTTTTTCTATTAAATCAATTGTTCTAATACCCTTTCGTGCAATATATAAATAACCATTTTTAATATCCACTTTTAATGTTTTATACATCTCATCATTTTTAATTAAATCAGATTTAAGCCAAGCAATAATCTTATTTCCTTCATTAAATTCATCTTCTCGTGCTGTTATTAAATTATTAATAGCAATATTTTTATTTACAACAATTTCTTCTTCTGGTATTCTAAATTCTTTTAATTCTTCAATTATTTTATTCATTTTGTTTATTGATGGTGCATTGAATGGTTCAACATCATTTAATTTAATTTCTACATTTCTAACTGTATCAAGGTCAGGTGTTCTTGGATTAGTTAATAAATCATTGCTTAAATAATCACGTTCCATATTAATTAGTTTTTTTTCAATAACATATTTTTTTAATATTGGATCTGCATGTAATTCTTGATTTACTTTATTAATCTGTCCACCAAGACGACTCACTTCATCAACCGATATATAGTTCCATGCATATGTTGGAATAATTAAAAACAACCCTCTGCCATTTGGTCTACTTTCAAATATTTTTTGTGTATCTAATACTTTTTCTTCATAATCTAAATGATTTAATAATAATATAATAGTTCCTGTATTTCCCCATATGTGTCTTATAACCTTTCCAACAAATGTTTCCGAAATATTTGGTGATTGTGATTTAACATACTTATTCAATTGTGGTGGCCACTCTGGGTTTAATTGTGGTAATAGTCTTTCATTATTCATCTTATTATATAACATTAAAATATAAAAAAATGATTCTAAATACTTATAATTAAATTAAATTTTTTCTATTTCTTCACCTTGTTCTTCAGGCAATTGTTCTTCAGTATCAATATCAGCTAAAACTCGTAAGTTACGAGGATTTCTAATTGCATTTCCTGATGTATTATAGAAACTATGATTAATATCAGATCCATCTGTTTGTTTTCTATCAGGATAGTATGTATAATTTATTGGTTTTCCTTTTGCTATTCTCTTATTAATTAACCGTTGACGTTCAGTTTGAGGCAGTAAGGTGCTTCCAATGCATTTAATAAGAAATTCTTCAAATAATGAATTATCAAGTATGGTTTTTTTATTAGATTCTAAATAATATCTTCTCATTTCTAAAAGATGAGAAAGCATTGTTTTATAATTATACATTATATTTTTGTCATTATTTGTTTTATAATATTGTGCTCTTGTCATAACAAATAATATATTTCTATCATACGATGCTAATGTAACAATAGCACTATATTTAGTTTTTAAATCAAATAAATCACTTTCTACTATTTTATAAGGAATGCATTTATCATTATAATGTTCTCCACACAACACTAATTGTTTTTTATAAAATATATTAAATCTGTATCCAATTATTTGAAAAAATGGATAATATTCTGTTATTGATATATCATCACCATACTTATCTTTTAATAAATTAAATAATTCACTTGCTTGATTTTTATATTCAGTTAATATGACCTCAAATTTTGTAACGGGCAATTGTTTGATATATTTTTTTTTAATATTTGATTCTTTTAAAAAATAATTGTATGCATATTCACCAACAAACATAATTTCAGTTTTATTTGAAAGATATTTAAATATTGATAATAAAACTTTTGATATGTCAACGGATGGTTTAATTAATTTATATGGCTTTTCTATTTTTTTTTCAGGAAAATGTTTATCTAATAATGCAAATCTAGTATAAGTTTTTTCTATTCTCCAATAACTAACAATTGGATCAGAAAACATACGGTAATAATCAATTTTAATAAATGATGGATGAGTCATATACATACCATTAATATCAATAAATGGTATGGTATTATAAATATTTTTTGGTGTGTATGTTATATCTACATAATTAATACGATTAATAAAAATTGAATATGTTTCTGGATGATCAGCCTCACGACCTTGTAAATTTTTATATCCAGCATTAAATATTAAGTTACAAAGTGCATGCAAATCACCAATGGGATCAGTTGAATAAAAATCAATATCTGCAACTTGTTCATCTTCCTTGTAAAATGCATCATCCTTATTTTTTTGTTTAATAAGTTCATTAATAGCAAATCCTCCATAAATTTTTCTTTTTTTTTGTTTAATATATTTTTTAATAATATTCATAATTCCAGTTTGTTCATTAAAATTTGGTTCATATTCCATTAATCTTATTTTATCAATATTCTTTTGAATTTCACCAATTTTTTCATTTAATACATCAAGATCCTGCTCTCTAAATATATTCATCTATATAATACTTTAGCATTATTTTCTGTTTAATAAAAAGTTGATTTTATTTTTTACTTAAATATAAATCAATCTATAGTATACATGCTTCCATCTAAAACAAAGAAATCAAAATTTAATAAAGAAGAAGAAGAAATTGAGCACGAGATTCCTAAAATGACAATTGAAGATATACATCAAGATAAAGTGAATGCTTTAGAAAAAGCTCTTGATAGAGATATGCATAGAGATCAAATTAAAAAAAAAGTTAAATTTGTTAAATCATCAAATAAAATTAATTTAGTATCAGAACAAATTGAAAGCTCTATTTTTGAATATACTCTTATATATTCCACAATTGAAAAATACAAACCTGAAATGTATGAAGCAATTTATAGAGATAAATTTGATGATATTATGAGTGAACTAGATAAAAAGATTGTTAAAGATAATATTAAATCAGGAGTATTACATCCTAAATATTTATGTTTCTATTCACCCCAACAAATTGATCCTTTATCATGGAAATCAATAACTGATAAACAAAAAAGAATCGAACAAAAAAAAGAAGTACAAATATATAGTGATTTATATGAATGTTCAAAATGTAATCAAAAAAAAACAGTTGTTCGACAAGCACAAACACGCTCGGCTGATGAACCAATGACAATATTTGTAACATGTATTAATTGTAAAAATATGTGGACGTGTTAATAAATTAATTTATTTTTTATTATTCATTGTTCATTATTCATTGTTCATTATTCATTGTATTAAGTTCATCAAATGTTATAAGTGCTAATTCTGATTTAAATGGTATTACTTTACCATTTAGATTGATAGTTCTTAAAGATGAATATTTTACACTCAAATCATCCAAATTAATCTTTCTTGATTTATAATATTCTTCTAAATCTGATAATGATACAAGAACTTTGTTATTAAATAATTCATATTGCTCTGCTTCCAATCCAATATCAATCATTTTTGGTTTAAAAAATGAACCTTCTGTTTTTAAAATTGTACCAAATGAAAGTCCTGTATATTTAGACCATTTTGGACTCTCTTTAATATATTCTTCTAAATCATAAAGTTCATTTTTATTTAATATTGTTCCAAAACCACGAGCACAATTTTTTAAACATATATCACGAGAATTTTTTGTTTTATCTACATATTTAATATCTATGCATAAGTGAGTCATCATTGATGTAATGAACGAAGGAGTACAATACACCTCATTTTTATCATAATATGCTCTAACACAAGGCATATGAAATTGTACAGTATTTGAAATAAAATCTGAACTTTTAGTTCTAAAAATTTCAAGTGAATGATTAAAGTCTGTTGATGAAATTTTAAATTTAACATTTTCAATTATTTTTGCACATACCTTATTATTAGTAATATTTTTTTTAATACCAAATGGCTCAACAAAATCAGATATATTTGCATACATTGTATCATCTGATTCTGTAATATCAATATTTTTAACAACATTTATTGTAATATTTTTTGCATCTACAAATGGATAAAAATGATCATCATAAAATTGTGTATTATTACCATATTTTTGTTTAAGCATTGCATTATGTTGAAATTTTTTATACACATACACTGCATAAAACATACCCTTATCTTTATTAATATTAATAAGTTTTTTAACTGAATCTTCAAATAATGTTTCTAAAAATTCTGTAGTAATTATCATTGTAATTGATCTATCTGTTTGAAGTTTAATATCTTTTTCTGATATAGTTGTAGCAGTATTATATATTTTTTTAACAATATCAAGATATTTAGTAACTGATTCACTTTCTGGAACTTTACACATAATATCAATATCAGATTCGGAATAATGTTCTAAAAAAAGACGCAGATGTTTATCTGATTGATAATGTTCTAATAGAGGAGAATATTTTTGAACACATGCTGTCATTGCTGATCCTGTTACTGCAATTTTTAAATCATCAAAATCTAAACTATCAAATAATGTGTTAACTTTATCACCACAAAATTGTTGGAATCTTGACTTAAATGTATTAAGATCAACCATTCCAGTACTTGGCTCATTAGTTTCTTTTTTAATAAACACAGGAAGACCTAATAAATTCTTTTTTGGATTAATTAATTTTTTTCCTGCCATTAAAGAAAAATAAGGTGATCCATGAGGATCTTCTTGAGAAAATGCAAAATTTGGTAGTTTGCATGCAGTACTTAATTTAAATATATGTCTCATGTTACTTGTTATATTTAAATTAAGTATACCTTCTTCAAGATATACCATTAACCATGCACGTCCAAATACATAAGCATATGCTGGTTCATACTTTTTAAAATCTTCTTTGAGTAAATCAAGAATATATGAGTTATTAATTACTTGATGAAATGATGTGCGATTGATTGCAAATTGTGCAAATAATACAAATCGCTCTTTTTGAGTTGAAGCATTTTTAAACATTTTATTTACTTCGTCTTCTGTAAATGGGGTGGTTTCTGTTGGAATTGTATATTCAGATTGTCCATAATTTACACTGCTTGCATCAACATATCTATCCTTAGATAAAACATTTGGAAGTTCATAATTCATTGGGTCGGTTGACGCTCTTTCAACAAGAGTTGTTACAGTATCATTTGAATGAATAATTGGCATTGAGGAGGAGACTTCATTTCTTGGGAATGATCTATCAATAAATGACATAGAAATATCTAAATTACACATTATTGACGATTTCCAATATCCAGAATCTTGTAATCTAAAATCTTTAAGAAGATTATCCATTACATATTTTTTTGGAACAGTCAAGTAGTCACATAATTCTTTTAATTCAATATATGATTCATATGTTGATGTTGCATTAAACAGATGTAAATATCTAATTAAATTTGCTTTTTTTAAGGTTGAAAAAATTAAAATTGTTTCATATTCACTTTCGCTTTTATCCAGTGTTACATTACAATCAAATTCATTTATTTCTTTTCTTAATACTGATTTCATAATTGTTTGATGTGATGGAATGTTTGCTATTGATTTTGATGCTGAAATAAATTCAACATATTTTTTTGCTTGATTAAATTTTTCTTGTGTTAAAAAAGCATCAGAAAAAAGAAAATTTATGTTTTCTGATATTTTTACATCATCTTTTATACATAAGCAAAGAATTCTATCTGAATTGCCAAATGGCTTACATATATTATGTGTTAGAAAAAATGGATTTTTAATATTATTATGTGTATTGATTGACTGACTAATTTTTATTATTGTACCATCGTGAAATTTCAGACTCATATATATAACTAAATTAAATCTCATATATTTGTGTTTGAGCTTCAATAAATCAATTTTTTATTAGTCATATGTATCTGTATTGTCATATGCATCTTCGTCATCATCATCTTCATCATCATCTTCATCATCATCTTCATCTTCATCATCATCTTCATCATCATCATCTTCAAAATATGAATATACAATAGTATTATCAATTATTGATTTTCCAAGATAGTACTCATTCTTACATTCTTCAACCATATTATTAATTTCACTATCAGTAACATTATATTTAATATTATTATATACTTCATCTCGGATTTGTTTGAGTGATAATTTTTCTTTATTTTTAAGTTTAAGAATATGAACAATGCATGCTTTAAGTCGCAACATTTCACTCTTTTTATCAATAATGTTACTTTGTTTATTTAATTTTTCTTTATTTATAGTTTCATTGTTTACTTTATCCAACAAATATGATACATCAATATCATGTAGTTCATATTCAAAATTATTATTTAATTTAATAAGCATTGTTGTATCTGTTTTATTTTCTTGTCTTAATATTAGTTTGGCACGTGCAAGACTTGTTAGAATACGTCCTAGATATTCACTGCCACAATGAAGGATATCAATAATTTCTTGCACAGACATAATATCATGTGTTCTAAATAACCACAGAACATATAATTGTGGCAGATAACATGCAAAAGAATATGTTTTTTCTTTAAAATCAATATTTATATATCCTTTACTTTTTGCGAGAACATACCATAGTTTTCTACGTGGATAAAATTCAGATTTAAGATATAATTGAATGAAACAAATTAATTCAGGTTGCAAGTCAATGGGCGGATAGATATTATCATCACAATCAAATCCATCCCATGTATGTGATCGTAAAATTTTAAATTTATGTGAACCAAATGGTGTGCGCTTATGATCAATATATCTAAATGGAGAATTTTTAGACACTTGTTGTTGAACATTAACAAAACAGTCATATGTTTCCATTGAATCAGAAATGTCAGTCAGTCTATATTTAATATCTTTTATAATTTTATTATCTTTATCAAATTCATTTACAACTTGTTTTTCAATATCAATATCTGGTGTTACATAAATAAGACGATTTGTCAGTAGCTTTTTATATCCTAAGTAAAAATATGTTTTATCTGAAAAATATGTTGTAATACGTACTAATGATTTAATTTTTTCTAAACTTTGTTTTTTTTCAAGCGGTGATTGTGTGCGCACTGATTCAAGAATATCTGAAATACAAGTGAGTAGTTTTTTAATAAATATTTGATCAGTGCTCATATCAATTATTTTTGTCTTATTAGAATCATCACATATTTGATTACAAATATCATTAATTTTAAATACTCTAACAATATTTTTAAAATTACTTTCAGATAAATCTGACATAATATATTTAGTTAATACTTTATGAAAAGGTGTTCCATTAATATCAGCAAAATAAAGTGTATTTACAAATGTAATTATACGAATTAATTGGAATAGATTTGATTTTGTATTATCTTTTGTAACTATACAATCATTCAATAGTGGGATAGTGTTATTGAGCATATCAGCATGAGTATATAAAATGTCATACTCACTAAAAAAAGATACAATGTCAAATGCATCATCAGTTGTATATACATCTTTAATTTTTTTAAGAAGTTTATTCATTTTGCTTGTAAAAGCTTGATCAAGGATAATTAAAAAATCTTTTATCTTTTCTGGTAAAATATTTTTAATACTATTATTTAAATGAACATAATTAACAATTGAATATTCTCCATCAAGAATAGAAAGCATCATTTTTTTAATTTCATCTAAAGGATCACTTAATGCATCAGTTTTAAATATCATTCTTGGCATCCTTTTTGAACCAGTGTTGCTATCGATTATGATTTTACCATACTTATTAATTGTTTCAAGTATTGCCATATTTGAATGTTAATTTAATATACTCATATAAAATTCTTAATTATTCAATTTTTTTAGTGAATTGAATAATCAATATTATATAATTAAAATATTGAATTTTATACTAATAAAGCTTAGTATATTTATACTTATTATAAATGGCAACATGTCAAGTTAAAAATATATTATCTGAAATAGAATCAAATTTATTGAAATTTGATGGACTGTCTGCAAATATTATATTTGGATATTATAATGAAGATCACGGAATTTATAAATTAAAAGCAGATTTTTTTTCAAAAATAAATGAATATCTTAAAAAAAAAACTAAAAAAATAAATATCTTAAAATTACAAAGACAAATATATGGGTCATTAGAAAAACAAATTGGAAATACTATAACATATATTAAAAAAAAGCCTCGATATGATCTTATGGAAAAAAATATGGCATTATATATTTCACAAATAAATAGAATTGATGAAGAAGAATTTCCAAATATTACTAAATATCATATGGATTACAAAGAAGATATAACATTATATAATATTGGAAAATTAAATATATCATCTGTACTTGAAAATAATAATGATAAAAAAAAATCAGTCATACGATCAATTAGAATCTCTTTTAAAATGAATATAAAAGATAAAAAAGAGATTTTAAATAATTTAAAAGAAATATTGAATGATATTATTAATTTATTATTTTGAGCGATTAAGAATAAATTTTGAACTAAAATAAATAATTGTTAGTATGGTTCCATATATAATAATGCCTGTAATGCTCATGTCGCCTTCTTCATTATAATTTATATATGGAGCATTTTTTGAAATGAGTCTAACTATAAATGGTTGTGAAATTATTGTATATATAATAATCAATAATAAAGGATCATATATTACATTATACACATTATCATATAAAGATAAATTGGTATCTTCTTTTTTTTTTATTTTTTTAGTTTTTTTTTTTAATACAGGTTCTTCTTCATCAAAATCTTTATTTATATTTTGTGCTAGCTGTGCTATATTATTTTGTTGCGGTTGATAATATTGTGGTGGATACTGTTGCTCTTGCGATTGCGGTTGTTGATATTGTTGTTGTTGCTGTTGCTGTTGTTGGTGTTGTTGTTGTTGTTGTTGTGTATATACGGGTATTTCTTCATCATCTGTAAATAAATCAGCTATTGCTGTTGCACCTTTAGGACCATTATTATTGTATGATTGATTATAATAATTTATCATAGCTGGATTCATAGCTGGATTCATAGCAGGATTCATAGTTTGATTCATGGCTTGATTCATGATATGATTTATACTTATAGTAAGAAATTATTATTGAGTTGTAACCGAGTTCTGATTAAGTTGTAATTTAGCTACATCATTTACTTTTGGTGGACTTAATTTATGTTCAATTGTAGGCAAGCTAATAACTTTATTGTATTGCATATTTGTATTAAATCTAAAGCTAAAATAATTTTTATCAATTTGATTCATTTTTCCAATATCTTTAAATGGTGTTCTTTTATATATTTCTATTATCTTAATAATTTCCTTTTTTGTTAAATATCCAATTTGACGGGTGGACAACATATTAAATATAAATACATCACCATATACTGGATTTTCAAAAAAATGACTCGCTAATTTATTAAATGTATTATTATCTGGTTCACTTGAAACATACACACATAAATTATAACCAAATGAAGGAGCATCAAAACTAACAAACTTATTAGTTATAGGCATAACAGAAGATGCACTGAAGGTTATATCTGTTATTTCATCATATGTATCAATTTTATTATCATTTGGAGATATTTTAACACAATTTAAGTTAAAACGTTTTAATAATATATTTTTAATATCATCATGTGTAACACTTGATAGTTTTTCATTATTGGGTAATCCTTCTTTATATTCTGTTACTAGAAATATGGCATTTCCAACAACCATTTGTGGCGTATGTATATCGCCCCTATAAATAAGATTTGTACCAATTATATTTACATTATTTGTTTTTTCTTCAGATGTCATTGTTGATACCCTCTCATCTAAATAATAAAGCTGAAATTTTTTATCATAATCTTCATAACACATTGTAGTAATTCCCATATTATCATCATCTGTACCTGTTTTAGTTATTAAAAGCTTTAAAAAATCATCATCATCGATAACATCAATTTCTTCTAAAAACGGATCAATAATTTTTTCAAATTGGTGTGTTATTTTTGATATTGACATCTGTGGACTATTTGGTTTTATTAAAATTACCTTCATATAAAATAAATATAATAATGTTTTTAAACCCTTGAAGATTTAAAATGGGACAAAAATAACTTAGAGACTTATTATTAATAATAAGTGGACCCAGGTGTATTCTTGCGTGTCTGTCAGTGGCACTACTTCGGTGTCGGTTTAGCATACCCATTTA